TAATAATCTCTGGTGTGTTCTGTTGCCAGTATGCAAGAAATCTTTGTAGCATGTCATACTCATCTACACACCTAATATATGTTACATCTTCATTTTTATTGTCAAAAGGACCAACACCAAAGGTAATTATCTTCTTTGATGAGAAATCAAGTAATGATATGAGCAACATCTCTTCATCACATTTCTGTACGGAAGGGAATCCATTCTCAGACTTCACCTCGATATCAATCGTGAAGAGTTTCATGTTGTTAAGATCAAACTTTATCTCATTCTCTGGATACTTATCTGAAATGTACTGGTAAATGTATCTACGGTTGCCATAGATAGGAAACTTTTCTATATTTTCATGCGACCTTATAAATTCTCTGCAATCTCTTACATTTCCGGGTTTTACTTCACCAACATACTTCCCATCCAAGGATACTTTGTTTTCTTCTTACTGGGGACAAACAAAGTGGGTTGAAAGTCATCTCGTAATGTAAATGACCTGCCATTCTCATACCCACGAACTAGAAAGTCGTTGCCGACCATCTGAACGTTGGTGTAATATCTCATTTTACAGTGATGCTAGGTTTTGCTGTAAGTGTCTGATACTTATCAAGTTGATCCTTATCAGGTTGTACCATTGTTAGTATACTATCAGAGTGTATCATTAATTCTTTCTGTGTTGTAAAACTAGGCCACGATGTCAAGAAATTTTCACCATTTTCTTGCTTCAATTCGTATGGTTCTATCAATTTACAATCTGGTTCTCCTAATTCTGTACTAACTTCTTCTATTCTAGCAATAAGAACTAATTGATTCTTCAATAATAATATTTGTATCATGTCAAAGATAGGTTTCTTGAATTTAATTGTAGCATAGCATCTCTTATTTTGTCAATATAACCACTATTTCTTAATTCTTTGAAGACTAAGTTCTCAAAACCATATTCACCGTAAGAATCAAGTGATGCTCTCCTCGCTTCCTTTAGTTTTTTCATTATAGCACGTAATCCTACACCATTATCACTATCAATCAACCTTTCTATCTTACTTTTGATATTATTTGTCTTCTTTTCTAGTTCTCTTTCGTCTAATTCACCCTCAAACTTCTGTGGTTCTTGTATAAACCTGTTTTTTAGTAGACTATAGACTCCTTGACTTTTTTTTCTAGTGATTCCGGGTCTCTCAATGTATGGTTCTGCCTGCACACCATAAATTTTGACATCATGAGTCAATTCCCACAAAGTTTTTTTGTCCATGTAGTAGTCATCTAACAATTCTGGGTCACAATCAGGCACATACTTAGGATCTACCACTAAATGCACGTCAATATCAGAATATTTTGTATAATTATATCCTGCATTACCTCCTAGCATTAAAATATCTACAATCCCTGCCTCTGGTATCTCTGCATAGTCTGCAAATGCCTTTCCAAAGTCCATTAATTTCTCTCTGACTATGGATTTTAGACCAGATGGACCCCAAAATACTGGATTTAATTTATCTCTAAACTTCAAAGTCAGATCCTCGTTCAATCGACGAAGATCTGACGCTGAAATGTGTTTTCTTACCCTATTGAACACAACCTAATTGCCTTTTTAGGTATTTAGAGCCACTCCTTACGTTGCCTATGCTCTGGAATGATTCTTTCTATATCAACAAGGAGTAATCCATCCTCAAAAATTACATTTTTTACTACCAAATCATCTGGTACTGCCCATGATCTAGTGAAAGATCTTTGTGCAAGACCCCGATGCATGTAATCAGTGCCCTCTTTCTCAATTTTCTTTCCTTCGATGATAAGTTTACCCTCCTGTGTGTAAACTTTTAGTTCATCTTTTTTGAACCCTGCTAGTGCTACCTCTAATTTATACTCATGGTTTGATACCTTTATAGTATTATAAGGTGGGTAGTTAGAATTTTTGAAATGTGAATCGAAATCGCTGATCCAATCGTCAAATCCGATCATGTTTCGTCTTATTTTATTGAGATATTCTTGTGTATCTCCAACTGTCAACGTGATTCCGTTGTCAAACATAGTGACCTCTTTAGCGTCTGTGAATAATGTCCCCGAAGGCGACAATACTAATTATACACGATGCTATTTTTTAAGGGTACGGTTATTTGGGTTCGGTTGTTTTTCTCTTACCGATATTGTATTTTGTTTCTAACTTCCAATCTGCTTTTTCTCTGAATGAAATTACCTTTATCTGATTTAATGGTGCTATATCTTCAACTAAATCTGATGATACTACATTGACCAATCCCCAATCTGATAGAAGTTGCACAATTCTGTTTCTTCTTTGAAAGTCATTCACGCTTAGATTTGCTTTTTTACCGTCTAAAGCAAAAAGTTCCTTGAAGTGAACTATAAAATACTTCCCTTGTTTATGTAATATGTGACAACTTTGATATATTTTCTTTTCTTTTCTGGATGCGACTCCTATTCTTGTCAATGTCTCTCTTACTTTTAGAAAATCATCAGGTTCTGCAAGTGCAACCTCAATCATTTTACTAGGTGACCAGTCATATATTGGTTCAATCACTACACTCATCTCAATCCTCCAGTGTCAAGTTTTTTTCTAATGAATTTCAACTGATCATCGGTAAGTAAGGAGAGGACCTGCTTTGCCTTTTCATCACTATAATGATAATATTTCTTGATTAGTTCAAGATTGTCCAATTCTTCCTTTTTAATCCAAGGAGAGAATCTTTTCCGCGATCGTAAAATATTTAGTAAAAAGTCGTACTGTAGTCTCTTATCTAAAGAATTGTATATATTCATCTCATTAGCATATAGCACAGCATCCATGTGACCTGCCATGCATCTATTCACTATAAAAGCAGGATACATTGAGTCAGTAACCTCTGGATCCTCAAACAAATTATTCTTTTTATAGTTGATTGAGTTCAACCAATCCTTCAGTTCTGGTTTCATCTACCTTCCTTTGATTTATTCCTTATTGTAACATGATTATCTTCAATAGCAATTTCTAGATAATCATAATGTGTCCACCCAAGTTTTTCATAACACTCGTTTAATTTCTTCATATCATCCCATAAATCAGTAGGTGTTGGTTCTCCCCAAAATGGATTCTCTTCGTCTGGGTTCATCATTTTATCCAAGCACAATAAATTCTTTCATTAGTTCTTCCAATTCCTATATCAAACCCACTCAATTCTGATTTTCGATTGGTTTTATATATTGTTTGAGGTTCAATAAAAAACTCTAAATTAAATTTCTCTGTCTTTTCAATTACTTTTTCTATAGTCCAATTGTAATATAATTTATGTTCAAAATTAGGAATCCCTCTAAAATAAAAACGTCCACCTTCTTTTAACACACGTATTGCTTCTCTAAATTGTGAATCTATAATTTCATCATCACCAAAATTTATACTTCCAAAAGCAATAACAATATCTGCAACATTGTCTTTGAATGGTAAATTTTTTATATCACAATACAAATCTTGATAGAATAGGGGATCATTCAAAACATCATCTAAAATATCTATTCCTATTAGATTATTGATACGTCCTTTGTAGGGATTTTGTCCACACCCTAAATCTAACACTAGATTACAATTAAGATTGTTTATTTCTTTTATAAATTTTTTACCTGTAATGGCATATTTATTCCATTTAGGATGATTCCTCCTTCTTCTTTTCCCATTGAAGAGGTTTCGTAATTCATCATTTAGCATTATTCAAAAAATCGTATGTTTTTTCTGTAACCTCACCAGTTACATTAAGAGTTGGTCTATTTTCATGACCGTAATTTGCTGTGCCATGGGGAACATCTTTCCAAGGCCATGTAATACAATCACCTTTCTTCCATTTTATAATTAGGTTACCATGTTGCCAATGCTGACCGACTTTTTGATCGTCTAAAAAAATTATTATTCGCATCATTTTACGTTGATCATAATCAGCATCAGAATGTTTTTCAAAATCTCCTCTAGAAAATTCTTGATCTTTTTGTCTTGAAAGATGTCCGCCAAAAGCGTCTAGATGCCAATAAAAACATTGTCCCGGTTTTTGTACATCAAATTTTACATTTGGATTTTTCATACCAAATTTATCGACAATACTTTGTAGTGTTGAAGGTAATTCTATTTTTGTTTTTCTATTAACTATTGCGTACCCACCATCAATATCATAACCCCACCTACGAAAATCTGCTTCCTCCATTTCATTATTTCTACTTTTCCTTCCTCTACATCTGCGAGTAAATGTAGCAGGTTTTGTAAGATTTACATCTGGTACATCTGAAATATCAAAGTTTGTAATAGGTATTACTGATGGTAAATCAGAATCAAGAGAGTTCAAATCAGAGGCATCAGTAAAATGATAGTTACTCATCGACTTAGACCATTCAAATAAACTTGTATATTTTTGTTTATCTGTAGGATCTGCTGTTTTCAGATTTGACCACATAGTTTTTGGGTTTCTACTAAATTCAAGTTCGTATAAATCCATTATGTTAATCCTGATGAGTTGAGTTTGTCATAGTTATAGCAACTTCCAAATGAAAATTGTATTTATTATAACAGTTGTGAGAGTGGTGTGGTAGTATCCTGTGACACTTGTGGAACTGTTTGATTGATTCTATCTGATGATTTTTGATGATATGTTTTATCAATCTCACATCCTATAAACTTTCTATCATGTAATTTACAGGCAACACCTGTACTACCAGAACCACCAAAAATATCAAGTACAGTTTGATTAGGATTACTTGATGTCTTTATGATTCTTTCAATCAATGGTATTGGTTTCTGTGTACTATGGAATTTTTCTACCTTTCGGTCATAGAAATTAATATCATCCCATACATCTGTAAGTCCAGTTTGAATATTAAAAGTATAAACTAAGTCTTCATACTTTGGTAAGTTCATAATCTCCTGTAACTTACACCAATCATCCTTAGTTGGATATACACGATGCTCTCTTGGTTTCTTTTCTGATGCGATACAAGCAAATGTTCCACCACCTGTTGTTGCTTTACCTAAGTAACCATTTACTTGATTACCTTTCCATCCTAATCTCTTCCTTTCTGATTGCAATAAGTCTCTAATATAATCCCTTGCTTCATAATGAAAAAAGAATATTGATTCAGTTGCAGTAGGGTACATTTTAAGTTTACTACTTGTTCTCCCTGCAACTGCTTGCATACCTTTATTCACTACTACTTGTTGTCTGAAAGTAAACCCTGCGTCTTCAATATAAGGTAATAGAGTACATAATTGTTGTGGGAAACCAAACAACCAAAAACTACAGTTCCATTTTGCAACTCTACCTAACTCAGTAATCCACTTCTTACACCAATCATAGTATTCATCTATAGTAAACCATTGATTATCCCACTCATCATTTACTACACGATAGTATGGTGGGTCTGTGCATATCAAATCCACCACATTATCATCTAACGATTTTAGAAACTCTAAACAATCTTGATTTTTATAAATCAATTTCTACCTACCTCTCCACGCTCTTTGTTGAAGTTCTTTGATTCTAACACATCTTTAGAATTTTTACCACTAAATCTTGCAGGGATTCTCTCTGGTGTTGTATTTTCAAGATTGAAATAATCAAAATCAAATGATGTATTGTTTTCATTTACAGTTAAGTATCCATCAAATTTCAGTACTGGTTCACTTAGGTAGAAATCAACCTTAAGTGGTTGAAAATTGATTTGATTAGACTTATCACTATCTAATTGTGCCTTTGCGTATGCGTTTAGATGTTGAGAGTCCTTACTGATTGTCCAGTAACGAATACGAAACTTACGACATGATGGTTTATCTGTCTCTGGTTCAACAAGTGTCAAACGATACTCTTTCATTTCCTCAAGCCACTTGAAATGTGACTCTGCACCTATTCCCCATCTACCATCACGAGGATTAGTGCGATTAAAATTCTTTTGACCTTTAAATGCTTTAAAATGTGTACCACCACAGTGAAGACATTTTGTAGCAAAAAATGATAATTTCTTACCACAAGTGCAAAATTTAGATTGAACAAGGGAGGTGTTCTTACATTCTCCACCATCTTCATTATCCCATCCACTACCACCTGTACCTCCACAGATAGTATTGTTAATTGCAGCAGAAATCACTTCTACAAGTATATCATCAATTATTTTTACTGGTTGATTGAACTGAGTATAATAGATAATCTGGGCAGGTAGACCAGCAGTACAACCTTCAATCAACTTCTTTAAAAATACTTTTATGTTCATTGGATGAGTCCTGAGTCATTGAAAATCATTTGAATTCACACTCCATCATAATTTCAGTCATTGCTGCTAAAAGATTTATCTCCTGATCAGCAACAAAAGCACCTTGGTATTGATACTTTGCCACAACTAATACTGCATGTGGTATAGTTACAGGTTTCAATACATTATACAATGAATCGTAAATATTTCTCAATATTGTGTTGGGATCATTATCTAAGTTTTGAACAATCCAC